AACCAACACAACCGTTGAAGGTGGATGTGGTGGCAAGATACAATTAATTTCCGGAAAAAGAACCAGTTCTCAACGCTCTCAATTTTTAGATTACGTAAACAACCCATTAGATTATGAAGGTTGCATCGTATATTTAACAGAAATAGATGAAGATGAAATATTTGGAGAGTTTGATCAGGTAGATAAGTTTTACTTTAATGAAAATGGTACCTGGTACGTTAGTCAATTCTTTGCTATATGAGGTTTTAATATGTCAGAAATTCTATATGGTAGATTTAAGCATATGTCAGGAAAAAGAGACAGCCCAGATCGTTTACTCTTTTTAGATATGGTGGAAAATCCACATAACTATAAAGCATACATTATTTATTTAAAAGAAATAGATGAAGATGAGATACTTGAGCCATTTGATGAGGCTAAAACTTTTTATATAAATGAAGATGGGGCATGGCACACTACGGACTTTCACAATAAAGTATTTCAAGAATAGGAATTATAAAATATGTCAGATCAGTCAGAATATGAAAGAAGAGGTCTTGAAAAAAATCAAGTTTCTATTGAACCTTCAACGATAGAAACAATAGACCTATCAATTTATCAATGGCTTGATAAATCAATGAATGTCCATTCTAACACAAATCGTGGATGGAAAAAAGTTCCTATTGTATGGGTGACCGGCGAAAGAGCGCATCAAATAAAATCTAATAGAACCCTTAGAGATGTTAATGGTAATTTTATATTGCCAGTCATAACTCTACAAAGAGAAACTATAGTAAAAAGTTTATCTAAAAAAGGTACATTTTATGCGAATGTACCGGCAGATGATTTTCGCGGTGGAGTTGTAACAGTTACAAAACAAATATCTCAAGAAAAATCAAATAATTATGCTAAAAATAATAACAACAGAAAATATGTTCAGTATAATGTAAAAGAAAAAAATCAGAAAGTTGTTTATGAAGTCACAAAAATACCTCTTCCTGTGTATATTGATGTAAAATATACAATAACAGTTAACACTGAATACCAACAACAGATGAATGAGATAATACAACCATTCATGACTTATACGGCTGGCATAAACCATTTCATGGTTGGTCAAGAAGAGCATAAATATGAAGCTTTCTTTGAAAGAGATTCTGCATTTAAAAATGGTGGAAATATAACCAAATTAGAAAATGAAAATCGCTTATTTACAACAGACTTTTCTATTAATGTATTGGGTTATTTACTGGGCGGTGGCGCAAATTCTGAAAAACCAAAAATAGTTGTTTCTGAAACAATTGTAGAAGTTAAAATACCAAAAGAGAAAGAAATGTTCCAGGAAACAACAGAAGTAGATAAAAAGAAGTATTATTAAAATATAGTGGTTTGTTACTTTTGAAAAGAAATCTTACTATTTACCTAAGAAATACATGCTGTATAGGAGTATTTTATAATGAGTGGTGCAAATAAGTATCGTTTCGTTTCCCCCGGAATTCAAATAAAAGAAATTGACAGATCACAAGTCAATAATGGTAATGACGCTGTTGGACCAGTTATAATTGGTCGCTCCCGTCGCGGTCCAGGCATGGTCCCAGTAAAAGTTCGTTCATATGAAGAATTTGTTCAAATATTCGGTGAACCTGTTCGCGGATCAACTGATGGTGATATTTGGAGAGAAGGAAACTTAACCGGTCCTGCATATGCATCATGGGCAGCTAAAGCTTATTTGGCCAACTCAAGTCCATTAACTTTCGTTCGCTTGATGGGTTCTGAACACCCAGAAGCTAATACACAAGGTTATGCTGGTTGGAAAACCGATTTCAGTATCACAACTGCAGTTACCGCAAGTGGCGGTGGTGCATATGGTTTATTCGTTGTACCATCAAGCTCAAATGCACAAGTTACCGGCGCACTAGCTGCAGTATTTTATGTTAACAGTGAAGCGGGTATAGCTCTTGTTGGTCAGAATCCTGCAGGTACAATGACAACCGGTTCTGCAGCTTTCGTTAAGTCAATTGGAAACAATTTTGAATTTAGAGTAAAGATTGTTGGAACCAATAGCGTTAACGATGCAACACCATTGTTAGACACCTCTTTCAACTTTGATAAAACATCAGACAAATATATTCGTAAGGTATTTAATACCAATCCTACGCTAGTCAATACAAGTATTACCAATGTAGATAACGTTGAAAGATACTGGCTTGGCGAAACGTTCACAGATTTCTTGAACGACAATGTTACCGGTAGCTCTAGTGGTGCTGCCTATGCCTTCATTGCTGGATTAAAAAGTGCAACTGCAGATCTTTCTGATTTTCAATTAGTAGCGCAAGCAGCCAAAACAGGTTGGGCGTTTTCACAAGATCTTAGCACTGTAACTGGCTCATACAATCCACAAAGCATGTCTAAATTATTTAGATTTGTTGCTCTAGGTGGAGAAGGTTCTGGCGATTGGACACAACGTTCATTAAAAGTCGCAATAAAAGATATTAAAGCTTCTCCAACTCCATTTGAAAAATACGGTTCATTTACCGTAGAAATTCGTAAGACAGACGATAATGATGCTCAACCAGGAGCACTAGAAGTATTCACAAACTGCAATATAAACCCAAATTCAGAAAATTATGTTGCCAAGAGAATTGGTGACAAGTATCTTGAATGGACAGATGATACTGTAACCGGTGAAAAAAGACACAAAGTATTTGGAAACTATGATAACATTTCAAAAATTGTTCGTGTTGAAATGAATTCACTAGTTGAAGACGGTGGTGTTGATCCAGAATCAATCCCATTCGGCTTTCTCGGTCCTGTCAAATATAAAGCGGTAACATTATTAAGTGGTTCTGCTGTTACCGGAACTGACTTACTTAAAACCGTTGGTCAAATTCCACTTGCTCCAGCCGGAACAACAGGTACAGTTGATGTCTCTGGTATAACTGCTTTGACTGCCTCAATAATCTTCCCAGAATTGAAGATGAGAGTGTCAAGTTCACAAGCCGGTGTATTAAATGACCGTGATACATATTTCGGTGTTGTAAGTAATGTTGGAACCCGTGCTCAATTTAATGAAGAATATGTTGATCTCGTAAGAATCAAACCATATAACTTAGATACTTTCGTACCAACTGCTTCATTAACGGAATATTCAACCATCTTTACTTTAGATGATGTTAATGAAGTTTCAGGTGCTGCTGGTAAATTCTTCTGGCAAAGCAACAGCCGCGTTGGTGGTACATCAATAACCGCTGTTAGTAGCTCCTATAAGAGTCTATTAGGTAAGGGTGTTGATAAGTTTGTAATGCCTATGTTTGGTGGCTTTGATGGTTTGACTCTAAAAGAAAGAGAACCATTTGCCAATCGCGTACTAGGTGTAACTTCAGAACCAAGATCAAATTATGCCCTATATAGTGTTCAAAAAGCTATAGACATTGTTTCTGATCCAGAAGTTGTTGAGATGAATCTTGTAACAATTCCTGGTGTAACCAATACTACAGTTACAAACAATTTGTTAGAAACTGCTAAAACGAGAAACGATACTCTTGCTATAATTGATATTGAAGGTGGTTACAAACCATCAACAGAAGAAGCTACAGCAGAACGTTCAAGAGTTGGCAATGTAAACACTGCAGTAAGCTTGATAAAAGCAAGATCCTTGAATAATAACTTTGGTTGTACTTATTACCCATGGGTATCAATTGACGCTGGTAGTGGTATCCCATTATGGGTTCCACCATCTGTTGTGGCTCTCGGCACAATGGCAAGCAGTCAAGAAGCAACCGCTGTATGGTTTGCACCAGCTGGCTTTAATCGCGGTGGTTTAAGTAATGGTTCATCAGGCTTAACTGTTCTTGATGTTCGTGAAAGACTAAGTCTCAAACAACGTGATTCACTCTATGAAGTGGGTGTAAATCCTATTGCTTCATTCCCAAGTGAAGGTATTGTAATCTTTGGTCAAAAGACACTACAAGCAACTTCAAGCGCACTTGACCGCATCAATGTTCGTCGTCTCGCAATCTATCTTAAAGATAAAATTGCTAAGATTTCAAACGGTATTATATTTGATCCAAACCTACAAGTTACATGGGATCGCTTCCTTGCTCAAGTCAATCCGTTAATGGCCGATACAAAGGCTCGTTTTGGTCTAAGTGATTATAAAGTTGTTCTTGACGGCACGACCACTACTCCAGACTTAATTGATCGCAATATAATGTATGCCAAGGTATATATAAAGCCAGCCCGTGCTATTGAATTTATTGCAATAGATTTTATTATTACAAATACCGGTGCAAGTTTTGATGAGTGATATATTTAATAATATAACTGATAAAGAGGAATTTTAAAATGAGTTTAATTTGGACAAATGCTGCTTTAGAACCAAAACGTAAATTTAGATATTTAATAAATTTTAGCGATAAACTGTTAGAAGATTTTACATTTCTTGCACAAACATGCGACCGTCCTGGAATAAAAGTTGGCGCAACTCCGCATCAATATTTTGATAAAACCTTCTTTCATCCAGGTCGTGTTAGCTGGGAACCAAATCCTATAAGTATTAAACTTGTTGATATTCAAAAAAAGGGCGCTTCTTCTTTAACCGATACAAATGAAACTTTGTTAGCTGCTTTTGGTGCTTCTGGCTTAAGTGGCATTATTGGTCCACAAGGTGAAGTGAGAACTATAGGTAAAGAACGTGCCGTTGGTGCTATTGGTAAAGTAACCATAAGAGTCTTAAATGCTGCAGTTGATGCATCTACCGGTGGTCCTGCCGGTGCATTAACAAATGTAACAGAAGGAATGGCTGAAGAATGGGAACTTCAAAATGCTTGGCTTGAATCATTTAAGCCAGATGCATTAGACTATAGTTCAGAAGACCTGTTAACCGTAACAATACAAGTAAGATATGATTGGGCAGAATTTAAAGCAAATGGAAAAGGTACAACAATAAATCCATTTGGCCCAGCCAGTACATGATGATATAGAGGTGATAGATGAATGATAGAGATAATGAACGCAGACTGCAATTAGCAGCTGAAGACCAAGTCTCTACAAGTGTAGTTGCAAGCGGTGGGCTTAAGTCAAAATTAGACTTGGCCTTTGCCGCTCCAACTCTTTTTGTAGAGCTTCCATCAAAAGGTAAATTCTATAAATCAGGGAATTCCTTACATGGAAAAGAAACTTTAGAGATAAAGTTTATGACAGCCAAAGAAGAAGATATTCTTACTTCAAAGGCTCTTATCAAGAAAGGCATAGTTCTTGATAGGTTATTGGAAAGTGTTCTTGTTGATAAATCTGTAAGTACATCTGACTTATTGGTTGGAGATAGAAATGCTCTCCTAATTGATTCAAGAATTTCAGGATTTGGAAGCAAATATGTTACAAGTGTGGGATGTCCTGCTTGCAATACCGTTGCAAAGCACTCTTTTCTATTGGATGAAAATAAAAAATTATCTGATGGAACTGTCCCAGAACATTTAGCAGATAAAGTTAAGCATATTGAAGGCAAGTTATTTTCAATTATCCTTCCACAAACAGGTGTAGATATCCACATTCGCTTGATGGACGGCTCTGATGAAAAGGCCATCATGCAAATAACTGAAGCAAATAAAAATAGCACTGTTGATAGCAGTAATACACAGCAATTAAAATTGCTAATTGATTCTGCAGAGGGTGAAAAAGATAAAAAGCTCATATCTCGGTTTGTTGATGTTATGCCCGTAAGAGATTCAAGATTCTTGAAAGAAGCATACAAAGCTATTACACCAAATGTTGATTTAACTCAACAATTTGAATGCAAAGCCTGTGACTACAGTGCAGATATCGAGGTTCCATTTAATTTGGAATTCTTTTGGGTTAAGTGATGAATACATAGAAAGTGTGTATGAAATGTTTTTTGCCCTTAAATATCATGGAGGGTGGAGTTTTACAGAAGCCTACAACTTACCAATACCAATTCGTGACTGGTTTGTCAAGCGTCTGGTGAAACAGAAAAAAGAAGAAGCTGACCAGATGGAAAAAGCTTCTCGCGGAAGATAAAGAAAATATTATACCTTGCTACTAAATAATAATGTAGCAAGGTATAATTTTATTTAGGAAATGTATTAAATGGACATTGATGTTAAAAAACTAATTGAATTACTTCAAAAAGCAATGAGTGGGGGTAGTGAACGTACACAAGCTTCGCAACAACAAGAAGTAAATGATCGTTCTGCTGCACCACTTAAAACAGATATTAAAGGGCAAAAAACATTTAATGATCTTTTAGAAGAAGGCAAAAAAAAATATACAGATATTAATGAAAAAATTAAAATAGCACAAGAAAACAAAAAAGAATTAATTGATGATGAACAGATTATTCTTGAATTGCAACAGACTCAAACAGAAGAGTTAAAGAATCAATTTCAAATAAATCAAAAGAATTTATTAAATTTAATTGAACAACTTAAAGTTGGTGAAGAAAAAGGCACCCTCTCAAAACAAGAAAAAGAAGATTTAGACGCAAAAATAAAAATATTAAAAGACATAACTTTCCTGCAAGGCAAAGATTTAGAAAAAATAGAAAAAGAAAAGAAGCTTAAAGAAGGCATACTTTCTATACGTAAAGAAATATGGCAAGTTTCCCAGCAATATGGTCTTGAATTAGAAAAACATATTATTGCAATAAGTAAAGCGAATGGTGGATATGCTGAATTTCTTGGTAATTTAAGAGAAGGAAGCGCGTTATCACAAGCTATGACATTAGGTACCGGTATAACCGGTGAAGATAATATGCTGGCACTGGAAGCTCTGTCAGACAGCTTTATAGGTCTTACAACTTATTCAGAAGAAGCAATCTCGTCAATGCAAGTTGTAACTGCACAATTAACAAAAGTCGGAGTCAGTTCTGCAATGTCTGCAAAAGGCATGGACAGCCTTGTCACTGCCATGGGGAAAACACCAGAACAAGCAGGAAAGATACAAGAAAGCTTTGTTCAAATGGCTGCAAAAAATCGTCTTGCTCTCAGTTCAGTTAGCCAGGCGTTTGCTGAAAATTCAAGCAGATTTGTTGGTTATGGCGAACAAATGACAAAAGTTCTTGCTGGACTTGCCGAACAATCATTAAAGACAGGCGTTTCAATCAGTGGTCTTGTAAAAATAACTCAACAATTTGATACATTTGAAGATGCTGCAAGAGCAGTTGGTAATTTAAATACCATATTAGGTGGAGATTATTTAAATTCAATTGAACTATTAACTGCAAGTGATGATGAAAGAATTAAAATATTAAAAGACGGTGTCGCGGCCAGCGGAATGCAATGGTCAAGCATGAATCGTTTTCAACAAATGGCAGTAGCAAATGCTGCCGGAATTAGTGATTTAAATGAAGCATCAAAAATATTTGGCCAAACATCACTTCAAAACACAAGACAACAAGCAGAGCAAGCAGAAATTCAAAAAACTCTTGCAGAACAAGCAAATTTAATGAGTTCAATGAATGATAAACTAAAAAGTTCTTTTAATGGATTATATATAGCAATTGAACCATTTTTATCTCTTGCGATGCAATTAGTTGAGAGTTTTGGAAAATTGTTAAATCTTTTTGTGACATGGAATGGAACAGGTAGCACTATAGGAAATAAGATTAGAGCTGTACTTGTTAGCGTTACCTTGGGAATTGGTTATTTAGCAATAAAAAATAAAGTTCTTACTGGAAGTTTCAATTTTGTAGCAGGTGCGATTGCAAGAGCGACTGCACAACTAGCAGCATGGAAAGCTGCTAATGCTACCGGTGGTGGTATGGAAGGTATATCAAAATTTAAACATGGACCAGCATCTGTTCCGGGTGCTGCTGCTGGCGCCGCTTCTCCTGCAACAAGCGCAACTAGTGGACTCCTTTCTAATGCTGGAAATATGTTAAAAGCGGCTGGTGCAATATTATTGTTTGCTGCAGCATTATATGTTCTTGCTTTAGCATTACAGGAACTTAGTAGTAATAAAATAAAGCAAGAAGGGATTGGAATGGCTGTTGGTTCTATTTTTGCTCTTATTGGAGTGGCAAAGCTTTTAGAAAGAGTCGGTGTATCTTTTGCCACTGGTTCAGTTGCTATAATACTAATTGCTGGTTCGTTATTCTTGCTTGGAGTAGCTCTTAATAAATTTAGTGGAGTTGATTGGAAAATGGTTGCCGGTATTGGTGTTCTAATCCTTGGTCTTGGACTTGCTATAGCAGGATTCGGCATGGCATTCAGTGGACCACAAGCTGTTTTTATTGCAATAGGTATAGCAGCTATTCTTGCTATAGCGGGTGCTCTTCTTATTTTAGGCAATTCATTAGAAAAAATATCAACTTC